CTACATTGCGGTTAAGCACGATGGCACCACCAAGGGGAAGGGCTGCTTCGCCTCGGGTGGGCTGCAGAAGAACCCAGACCAAGTGATTGTCTACGAGGCGGTGGCCGCGTACATCGCCACGGGTGAGCCGATCGAGAAGACGATAACGCAGTGTGGGGACATAACGAAGTTCTGCACCGTGCGTCAGGTTAAGGGCGGTGCCAAGTGGCGCGGCGAGCTGCTCGGCAAGGCGGTGAGGTTCTACCTGTCAACCTCGGTTGCCTCAGACGAGTGTATTCATTACAACATCAACAACAACCGTGTGCCCAAGTCGGCGGGGGCTAGACCGCTGATGCAGCTGCCGGACACCTTCCCAGACGATGTGTGTTATCGATCGTACCTTGCGGCGGCTGAGAAACTACTGTGTGAAGTGGGGTATCGCGATGCTTGAGCGTGACATAGAGAAGGCGTTGGTTAAACGCATTGAGCTGTTAGGGGGCACCTGTGAGAAGTTCACCAGCCCCGCCAAACGCTCGGTGCCCGACCGGCTGGTGACCCTGCGGGGTAACCGCATTGAGTTTGTTGAGTGTAAAAGACCGGGTCAAGTGCCCACAGAGAAACAACACCGTGACCACGCCAGACGGCGCGCCTTGGGCTGCACCGTCTGGGTCATTGACTCACTAGAGGGCATCGACCTTGTTTACCCAATCTGATCTGCATGAGTACCAAAACAAAGCGATTGCTTTCATAAAGAACAAAAAACGCTGCATGTTGCTGCTTGATATGGGTCTGGGTAAGACGACCAGTGCCCTGAGCGCGGCGAGCGACCTGATTGACGGTTTTGTGGTCAAGCGGGTGCTGGTGATTGCCCCGCTGCGTGTGGCAAACAGCGTCTGGCAGCAGGAGTGTGAGAAGTGGGAGCACCTTCGCCACCTGAAGGTGAGTGTGTGTACAGGGGAGCAGCGAAAGCGCATCAGTGCGCTGCAGCGAACCGCTGACGTGTACACCATCAACCGTGAGAACGTACCGTGGCTGGTCAAGCACTACGCCCGCGCATGGCCGTTCGATGCGGTGGTGGTCGATGAATCGAGCAGCTTTAAGAGCAGCAGCGCGCAGCGTTGGAAGGCTCTGAAAAAGATCCTGCCCGACACCGATTACATGGTGCTGCTCACCGGCACACCCTCCCCAAACGGCCTGCTCGACCTGTGGTCACAAATGTACCTTGTGGACTTCGGGGTGCGCTTGGGGCGCACGTTAACCGGCTACAAGCAGCGGTTTTTTGAGCCTGACTACATGGGGTACAGGTGGACTATTAAAGAGGGCGCAGCCGAGCAGATTCACGATCTGATTGCTGATGTGTGTATCAGCATGTCGGCTGACGACTACCTTGAGCTGCCGCTGCGGATAGATTTGATAGAATGGGTTGCGCTGCCCGAATCTATCAAGGCGAAGTACGACAGCTTCGAGAAGCAGCTGCTTGCAACGCTACCAAGCGGTGAGGAGGTTGAGGCGGTCAACGCTGCGGTGCTGGCGAACAAGCTGCTGCAGTGGTGCAACGGCGCAACGTACACCGACGCCCTTGGGAACTGGACGCAGATTCACAACGCTAAACTTGAGGCGCTCAAGGAGCTTGTCGAGAACAACGATGAGCCGATGCTGGTTGCCTACAACTACCGCACCGACTTCATGCGCATCGTGGCGATGTTCCCAGACGCGGTGACGTTGGACAAAGACCCAGAGACGATCAACCGCTGGAACCGGGGCGAGATTAAGATGCTGCTCGCCCACCCGGCCAGTGCCGGCCACGGCTTGAACCTGCAGGCGGGTGGCTCGCTGTGCGTGTGGTTCGGACTGGTGTGGTCGTTGGAGCTGTACCAGCAGTTTAACGCCCGTCTGCACCGGCAGGGGCAAACCAAGCCGGTGAGGGTAGTGCACATCGTTGCCCAAGGCTGCATTGATGAGCGGGTGCTGCAGGTGCTGGCGAGCAAAGATGCGAGCCAACGTGACCTCTTAAGGGCTTTGAAAGCGTGAGCAACGCTTGTGATTTAGGGCTCTGGAGCATATTATATTTATTGTTATATTAATTGGGTTGAATTATGGACACACCAACAAAGCGGATGGCGAAGCTGTTTAACAAGTCGCCGCTAAGAAAAACCAAGCTTCAAGACAGTGCTCTTCAAAAAAGACTTAGCGCACAAGTCGAGCCGTTGTCTGAGCAAAAACGCGTTGTGAGTCCGCAGCACTGGCGGTTCATACACGCGTTGGTTGATGGAGAAGGCACCTACTCTTTGCGCAAGGCAGCCGTTGCTGCGGGGTACGATGAGAAAGACGCTAATGCCGTTGCCTTTGCGTTGACTGACCCCAAGAAGAACCCCCACATCGTTGCTGCGATTCAGCAGTACCGTAATGAGATTGCGGAACGCTACGGGACAACGATTGAGCGGCACATGCGAGACCTGCAGATCATCCGCGACAAGGCGATTGAGGCTCGCAACTACTCTGCTGCAGTGCAGGCGGAGTACCGCAGGGGTCAGGCACTGGGGACGATCTACGTGGATCGCAAAGAGATTCGCCACGGCACCATTGACTCGATGAGTGTGGAGGAGGTGAAGAAGAAGCTGGAGGAGATCAAGATGCTCTACGGCGACCCATCATCCATCATTGACGTCACACCCATCGCCGAAGATCTTGTTGGTGAGGAGGCTTGGCGTGAGGACTATCACGAGAGTGATGAGTTGGATGATGAAGAGGGCACGCAGGACGCAGAGGCCGAGCCGCTACCCGAGCCAACACCGGAGCCTGTGAAAGCGAAATCGATCATCGATGTGATGCGTGAGGCGCAGGTAGACAAACTAGCAATGACGAGTAAATCAAAATGGAAAAAATCGTAAGCGACGAGGTTGTAAAAAAGCCCAGACGCAAAAGGGTGCGCAGCCGGATACGCAAAGTCCCAAGGGTTCGGGGCGCACGGGCTACGTCTAAGATAAAGAAGAACTACACCGCCATCGCGGCGCGGCCTGAGCATTACTACATGCTGCGTGAGCTGGCGGAGTTTTACAACACGCCGCTGGTTCGCATTACAGGCGCAATTATCGTCAACGAATATTGTCGTTTGTTGGCGAAGACCGACCCGGTTAAAGCCTCGGAAATTCGGCAGGTCTACAAAAATGACAAAACACAAGTTGCATATGTCGTTGACCTAGACGACTGACGTTACCTACCCGCCGTTGCCCAAGGAAGAGGGCGTACACCGCAACAATAAATGTATAATAATAGTTTGACAGTGAATATAAAACTATTATACTGAGGCTTCAGTAAACATTAATGGTTGGGTGTGAAATGAAAACAATAGTTGGTCTAGCAGCACTTCTGCTTATTTTTACCCTTGTGGGAAACACCGATTACGATCAGCAGCTGCTCGAAGAAGAGCACTACTGCGAGATGGTGACGTTGTTTGCCGACTCGCAGGGTGCGTTCGGCTGGCCTGCTTATCGAGAGGATATTACCTGTGGAAATTGAAAAAGATGTTCCGCTGCCGAGCAGCGGTCGAAGCACCAAGTACCCGTTTGTACGCATGTCGGTGGGCGACAGTGTGTTTTTCCCCAATGAGCAGATCAACGGCAAGGCGTACCGCGCAGCGAAGAGCTGTGGGGATCGTAACGGACGCACGTTCGTTGCGCGCCGAGAAGGTGACGGCATCCGCATTTGGAGGCAGTCATGATCAAGCTGAAACTTAATGAAGATACCCGTGAAGCGATATTCCTCGACATGATCCACGAGCTATGGAAGTACAGTGACGAGGGGCTGCGGGATATTGCCTCTCAAGCAGGATGCCACTGGGTGACCCTATACGCGTGGAAGTCCGGCAAGACAGGCGCGCCGAGGATAGACAAGCTGGCACCGGTTGCCAGAGTGCTCGGATACAACGTTGTTCTGCAAAAGGTGAAGGCTCCGGTGCCTAAGCATTTACGGAGTGTTAAATGAACAGTTATTACTTAGTGCGAGTAACGCAGCTGATGGGTGCGGCGGTGTTTGTGATACTGATACTTGCGGTGGGCGTAGTGCTAACCCAGCCCGACGATCAAGACCTCGAGCTCAAACACTACTGCGAGATGGTCCAGATTTACCGCGAGTCCAAGGGCGAGTTCGGCTGGCCTGACTACAACAACACGGCACACCTGTGCTCGCAGGAGAAGAGCAATGACTGACAGCGACAAGCAAATAAAGATGGTGTGCCTAAAAATCGTTAGTGCTGTTGATGAGTACATGGACAACCACGACGGGCAGAAGGAGTCTGAGAAATTGGCTTTCGTTATGGCTGCGTTGACACGGGTGCTGGGGACAATTGCGGCGACGATGGATGTCCCACTGGAGCTAATGACTAAGGCAATTGAGGCGGATATGAGGACAGCGCACGAAGCAATGGCAGATACAAATGAGCTTCACTAGAGCCCAAGCAGCCTACGACGCACAGCTGCCGCCAGAGGATCCGGGGGAGCATTCTTACTCAGGCGATGTCGTTGTAGGCGACACGCTGTTCACGTACTGGTACGGCCAGATTGTCAGTGTGATGATCGACGAGGACGGCACAGAAGTACCTTATGCGCAGTGGCAGGGCAGTAAAAGCCTAGTGGAAGAGGCAGATATTAAAGCAGCAGAGCTGTGGAACGCAGAGGTGGGGGATCAAGATGACTACTAGGTGGATCACATGCACATACGACGATGAGGGGGAGGTTACTAACCCTGAGTACGTCAACGCGCCGGACGATTCGTTCTGGTGGATCGACAAAAGCAACAGACTGCACACGGTGATAATGAAGTCTTCTATCTGGTTTCGCCCTGACCGCATCGCGCGCGTGGAGCATCCAGATGACTGATGACAGCGCAGCGGCTCACTGCAAGCGAGTGGGCATCCGGGCAAAGGCTCTGGCGCGGCATCACGATGTGCCAGCAGGGACAGTGAGTTACTGGTACAGAAAAAACAGAAAGTTATTCGATCAAAAGTTAGCAGAGGCGGCGATAACGCTGCGTAATAGGAGAGGAAGATGATAAAAAAACTTACGACAGCTGCAAACGTGCGTGCCGACCACAAACACGAAAAATGCGTGAATAAAAGAATCGACCGTTTTTTCGCCGCCGCGCTAACTGGCTACGTCAGCAAATACGGCATTCAAGATACAGCCGCTATCGAGCAGATTGCACAAGACTGCTTATATATTGCTGAAGGCGCACTTGAGGTTCTCGTCCGCAACCACTACTCGAGTGAACCGCCAAAGTATCGACTTTACGCTAATACTCAGCACGGCGTAGGGCTCGCCGATTTCGACGATTTCGGAGAATTTAGAAAAAAAGGCGTACTGTATGACGAGGATTTTCTACAGGCGCTTGCAACGTGCAAAGACGGCGAGATTCTGTACGGCGTGGTCATCCAAGAGGTGTTCGACAAAATTAGAGAAGAATACGGGGTGCGAGAGTGAAAGCAGAAGAGATACTGACTAAGGCAGCGGGGCATCTCGCGGATCGTGCCAAGACATACGACCGTCCCCAAGGCGAGAGAAGTATGGAGAAGACAGTGCAGATGTTCAACACACTGTCCGGCACGCAGCTGACGACTGAGCAGGGCTGGCTGTTCATGGTGATCCTGAAGATGGTGCGTTCACAGCAGGGTGACTACAAGGCTGATAACTACGAAGACGGCGCGGCTTACTTTGCGTTGGCTGGGGAGAGAACATAATGAGAAACGACGACAAGATCATGGGTTCGATCTTAGTGTTTGTGTTCTGTGTAATCGTAGTGATCATCATAATGCAACAGCGGGAGATACCCGAGGTGCGTCACGCCATGGAAGCAAGCTACGGCGAGCCGGCCAAGCCGGAGGATCACGGAAGATGAAACACAACGCGCATTACTTTGCTTGGATACTGCACCGCGTCAGGTGCAGGAGGAGTGGGGAATGAGTGACGGACGCAAGTTCAAAATCTTTTACTCGTCGACACACCCTGACCCAGCGAAGGCTGGTAAAGAGTACAAACCACCAAAGGGCAAAATGTTGGTAATGAACAACAGCGGTATTTTTTTCTTGTACGAGAGTGAGCCGTTCTACCCATCAATTAGTCTGCTTCATGAGCAGATCGGGAATTACGATGTTGTGTGGACTAACAAAAAGGAGACGGTCAATCAGCAGTTGCTGGAGGCCATAAAAATTGCAATCGAGTGCTTAGGTCTACACGGTGACGGTTTTGTAGACTTGGGAGCCATGACCGTTTTGCAGGATTTTGAAGCCGCCGTCGCAGCGGCACAGGAGCAGGGGAAATGAGATGACAGACAGAGAATTGCTTGAAGCTGCGGCGAAGGCTGCTGGGTATGAAGTAACGTGGGACGAAAAGCTTGGAGACTTTACTGAAAAAAAGTGGTTTTCGTACACTTGGAACCCGCTCACCTCGGACGAAGATGCATTCAGGCTTATGATGGATTGCACCGTAGTAGTGTGTGTAATGAGTGAATCGGTAAACGCAGCAGCCGCTGATGTAGAACTAAAAGAAATTAAAGAGACTTGTGTAGAGCTATTTAAAGATCACAACAACGACAAACACGCCGCCACCCGTCGAGCAATCGTGCGAGCTGCGGCAGGATAATGACAAATGAAAACAGCAAAAGAGCAGGCACAAAAGTTTATGCACTTGGCGAACAAAAGCCACTGCAAGATAGCCGGTGAAATGAGTCAAAAGATTAAGGACATCATCCTGTCCTATGGGGATCAAATACCGCTTGCGCTTGCCGTTGGGGTGCTTGAAGTGGTCAAAAAAGAAATAATTGAAGATAACGATTAGGGGCAGGGGAAATGAAAATAAAAACGCGAATTATCGGAAACGGAAAGTACATTGAGGTTATTTTGTCAGAAAACGGAGCGAGCATTGATCTCGGAATGATCGGGGAAGCAGAGGCTGCTTGCTTAATAGAATCCCTTGAAGCCGCTGTAGATGAACTAGGGACATTTGTAAGTGATCTCAGAGAGCGAGCCATCGCAGCGGCACAGGTGCAGGGAGGTGAAATGTGAAGCCACAAGCCCAAGCGAGCAAGCCCTGCCCCTACATCGCTACCAGCAGCGAAGGCACGTCATGGTGCAGACTGGCAGCACAGCCACAGGTCAATCAGCAGTTGCTGGAGGCGGGTTTGATTATACGCAGGTTGCTTGATGAAGCTGTTGATGACTTTTACTACGAGACAGACCCAGATGGGCTTATTGAAGAAGCAAGAGCCGCCATTGCAGCGGCACAGGAGGACGCACTTATCTATGG